AGGAATCCTTTTGAAGCCGCTCGTCCAACTGAGTCTTTAAGATGTTTAAATGCAGGGAGATTATCGAAGAAATGCTTTCTAAGTTTCGCACCATCACGTTTGTTTCCTCCAACCACACTGCCAAGTTTCTCATCTCCTGCTCCGTATAGGAGGGCATAGATAAATGTTTTCGCGATTTCTTGATTCAAGTCCTGCAAGTCGTTGGTTAGCTGAGTGTATGTCTCCGTGCAGTATTTCATTTTTGAAGTCCTCGTCCTTCATATAGTGCGCTAACATTCTTAGTTCTAGACCGCTGGCATCAATACCTACCAGTTTATAGCCTTCTGCTACGCTCCAGCAGGCGCGGCACTCTTTACCATAGGGTGCAGAAATGCTGGGAACTTGTGCCATGTTAGGGCTGTTATGGGTCATGCGTCCTGTGATAGTGCCATTAGGATTAACAAAACCACGAACACGATCATCTTCATCCGCTGATTCAATCCAAGACTTTACCTGCGCTATACGTTTCTGTAAAAGAAGATACTCTGCAATAAGCTTTGCTTCTGGTATGTCTTTAATTTTACTGAGCGTAGACTCATCGACAATAGGCTGGCCTGTTGGTGTGTAGCGTTTAGGCTTCCAGCCAAAGTCAATGAGGTATTCACCTATCTGTTTGCGCGACCCAAGATTAAAGGGTACTTCCTCAATACGCACAGCTTTGCGTTTTGTCGCAATCTCTTCATATTCTTCTTGAGTAAGCCTGCTCTTTTTTGTTGAGCCTTCAATCAAGCCCATCTTAGAAAGAGCGCCTGTCTTTGTAAAGTTTGGTAAAAGAATAGTCTTGATTTGTTTTGGTCTGAACGTCTTCTGTACCTCACGTTCAACTTCTTTTAGCCGATCAGTCAGTTTTGCTTCTAATAACGTAGCCGCATGAAGATCTAAAAGAAAGCCGCGCTCTCTCTGTTCTGCAATAATCCTAAGCGTATCATGCTCTAAAACAACAGACTGTCTGCTGAATCCGCGAGACTCAGTTTTCAACCTATTGAACATCTTAGCGTTTAACACTGCATCATTACGACAATAGTTCAACATCTCTGGAGTGTACTCGCCAAACTCTGTGTGATCTATTTTCTGAAGGCCAATGCGATACCCCCAAGACTCAAGGCTATGTCCACCTTCTCGTGTAGGATTAAAGAGGCGCGAGAGAACAAGCGTATCAACAATAGCTCTGCCTTCTGTGAGATCGACATTGTGTATCTTTTTGATTGCTGGTAGATCATAGCCAATAATATTATGACCTATTAGCTTTTCAGCAGTCGTAAGAAACGCAAGGCCATTTACAATCTCAGTAGGGCCAAAGGTCTTTGTCTCGCCAGAGTCAGGATCAACTGCGGCAATACACCAGATCTTTGTAGGCTCTAAGCTATCTGCCTCAATATCAAATACTATATTTTTCATAGCTCAAGCTCATCTTGTTCTTCTATTTCCATAGCTATCTCACTGAGTCTACCACTGTCTTTGTCGTAAAACAAATGTGTGGCTAAACCTACATCTCCTGTGTACCTAGATTTAAGAACTCGTACTCGCGTTGTACTGGCCTCAACAGGATCTTCTGATTGCTGATTACGTTCAAGAGAGATCACAGAATCAGATAACTGAGCGATACTCTGTGATCCTCGTAGATGATTGAGTCCTGTTTCAATACCGTTCTCATGCCCACGATTACCGTCGATTCTTCTGAGGTGAGACACAAGTATAAGACCGACACCTGTTTCTTCTACCAGCGTTCTAAAGTTGTGCATAATAGAATCAATGTTACGGCGCTCGTCACCGTCTGTGGTCATGGACAGTAACATATGCAGGTGATCAAAAACTATCCACTTACACTCAAGGCCCATAGCCATGAAGCGTAGCTTAGAGAATACGCTATCCACATCATTCATCCCAAGGTGAGCATGAACATAAACTCTATTCTCATTACTGCCGCTGTATAGTACATTAAAGAAGTTGTCGATTTCTTCTTCGCTGAACTCAGCGCGAACACTGTCGATGTGTAAACGTGCGTTAGCTTCTATTGAAAGAATGCCATCAACTGTTCGACGCCAATCTTCTTCAAGAGCTATGACGCCCACCCTATCATTAGTATTGGTAATCAGCCAATGCTCAAGCTCACGGGTTACACTAGACTTACCAAGCCCTGTGCCGCCGGTCAAAGTAATTAACTCTCCTTGACGTAAGCCATCAAGCTTTGCATTTAGACCGTGCCAAGGGTATGGAATAGATTCTTTACGTTCACGCTTCTTATAGTTTTCACGCTCTTCACTGACGTTCAGAATCCCAGACGGCGTATAAAGTTTTGAAGCCCACCACGCAGTGACGTAAGCTGAGTGGTGACCCAGCTTGAGCATCTCATTAGGATCTTTGAACTCCGCCGGTAGATTAAGGATCTTAGCTTTCCCCGGTTTGAGGATACGCGCCACTTTCTTGGCGGCTTCTTTTCCGGGCTTATCGTTGTCGAAAGAAATAACCACCGTATTAAATGATTCAAGGAACTCAAGATTTTCTTGGACATCTCTGACTGCGCCTTGTGCTCCATTTTTAACAGATACAACCGGCCATTTACTCCCCAAAAGTTCGTATGCCGCCATAGCATCACATTCACCTTCAGTGATCGTAATGTATTTGCCGCCCGCCTTCGCCACTTGCTGACCAAAGAGGCCAGTTCCCTTGGGTGAGCCTGACCAAATAAATGTTTTATCTGCATTGCGAACCTTTGTAGCAACCTCTTCGTTGTTAATGTATGCAGGATAGTGATGCTGAATAATTTTACCCTGCTCATCTTTGACAGAACGGACTCCAAATTTCTTTGCAGTTTCAAGAGAAATAGATCGGTCAGTTAGTGCATGAAACACGCTTTTTCTATCCTTAAATGAATTGTTGTTGTTAGATCTTTTAAAGCTATTGAAGTCTGCCACATTGCCTCCTATTGCAGATTCATAGTTTTTGAAAAATGCGCCACAACTAAAACATTTTGCAGAGCCATCTGAATTTATGGAGACAGGATCACTGCCTCCACATTCAGGACAGGGCTTGCGGTATTCCACAAATTCGCCCACGACTTAATCCTCCGTTTCATCGTCCTCAACTATTGCATCATCAGAAAGAAACTCTTGCATCTTTTGGTGAAGTGCAACAGAAGCCGCCTGATTAATAGTCATTTCTGTTTCCATCTTTTCAAGACGGCTTTGAACTTCAGCCAGCAACATAAAAGTAGCCTGTCCTTCTGCTGAAGTTTTTTCGACATCGTAAATGGTATCGCCGTGTGTGTATCTCCACATTAGAGTTCATCTCCATCTTCATCATCAATAATATCAAACTCAGATCCATCGGGGCTGGCATATTCAACTAAGTCTATAACCTGCATGGCTTGTAAATCTAAGCCTTTATAGACAGTGCCGTTCCAAGTAGATTCCCACTCTTTGTATTGCACCTTAACTTTTGAGCCATTACCAACAGCAACATTCATTGGTTGCTTATGCTTATCCAAAAGCTTTGGTGCAGAACGAACCATACCGTTCGGTCCATTAACTTTACGCTTGATAAGAAGTGCTGGGCCTTCTTCCATGTCCTTAACAGTGAAGCCACGCATTCTAAAATCATTTGCGACATCATCACTAACAACAAGATTAACTGTATACACCGGAGCAAAAGTTGTATTCGGTGTAGTAACAGAAGCCCAATATGCAACGCCTTCAACAAGAGCCATAAGTAAATCTCCTAAGATTTATTAAACAAGAAAGTGATGTACTTTGGTATACATCCATAAACATAATCATTTGACACAGCAACTTTTTCTCGCTCTGCCTCCTGATTAATCCAGTTGATCATATCTTTTATTGTGCTTGGTGACGGTAAACCCACACCTAAACTAAGAACAAAAGCACGACAGATACAATCTTCAATATTAAAAATATCATCCATTAGTTATAATCTCCTGTAAGTATTGTCATCTTTACAAGATCTAATAACAGATTAAACTTTTCCATATCTATATCAGATACTATTCTTAAGTCTTCACCAGTATCGACGATCAAAATAAAAGGATATCTAATTTCTTCTTCATTAGATTGGTCTTTAAGTTTTGTAAGACCTTCTAAAACTTTATCATTTAGAGATTTTGATTTGTCTTTACTAAAGTTACCTTGTATAATTTTCAACGATCACCTCCAGATCCTTGAATCACTCCGCGATCAGCACGACTCTGGAGTTTAGATAGATTGTACTCTGCTACTTCAGAGAAGTCAACTCCATTATCTTTTAACAACATTGCAAGATTCCAAAGCACATCACCGGCTTCTGAAATTATATCGTGCCTGTCTATGCGCTTGTCATCTCCACGCAACATAGGCTTAATAAAAAGATCAGATAGTTCTGCTGACTCTACCATTAAAGATGCGATAGGATAAAACTTATCTTGATATAGGGCTGTTGTCCCTGCTTGTGCCTGATATTCGTCAAAAGTCATATTACACTCCAAAGATTTTACCCACTAAGCCACCAAGCAACATGACAGCCGCAATAGTATTAATCATTATTAATGCACGATCACGCCACATAAAACCTACCACAGCCCAGAGCGCAGTGCCTGCAAAACTTAATAACATATCATAGACTTGAAGCTCTGGGACTCCCGTGCTTCTGAGAGAGATTGCTACAAGTAACCATATACTGGCAATCCATTTAAGGTGCCAATCTAAAGTTCCTTTTGGTGTAGCACTTTTAAGTATTCGACTGCTGTGTTTGATTTCTTCAATCGAATATTCTTTACCATCATCGGATACAATAGTATCATCAATCACTTTCTAGCTCCTCTATTAACCAACCTAAATAGACCTGTGTTTTCTTAAGATCTTGTAAAGGTGTTCCCTTGTAATCATATCTCCAAAGGTATTTCAAGCAGTTACCCTTTAGATATCCTCTAAATTCATGGTTAGGCATAGAAGCTTTAATACCTTGTATAGCTTCAATTGCTCCTTTATTGTAGTGGTCTGGTTTATTTACCACATCATGCTTATCTTCAGGATGACAAAGTTTTCCATAGGCTGTCTTACCTTTAGATATATTATTCCACTCTTCTGGTGTTGCATCATCAAGACTCACGCCATGCCTCCATTCTTTATGTACTCACCAATCATACACCCAATAGTAAAAAAAGTAATTACTATTAGTGCGATCCAGTGTTCACCAAGCTTACTCATACTATATCTCCATGATCTGTCCAGTGATAGTCAGCATTGCTTATCTCATCAGCAATAAGATCAAATATATAATTAGTATTGAAGTAACTACTGACGTTAAGTCCTGCCAAGTCACCCCCAACCATTTCGATTTTATCAAGGTCTACTCCTTCTGAATGATTAGTGAAAAAAATTCTAACGTCCATTGTTGCCCAATCGCAATCTAGCTCTGTGTCTAGAACAAATGAGCCATACATACTAGCCGTTCCCATACTCTTTCTCCCTCTCTAATCTTTCAATAATATAATCAAGGCTCATCAAAGCCGCAGTCTTACCCGTTGCCATACCTTTCATAAAATTAGCAACAGAATCGCTAGAACCATACTCACGGTTGTAGTACCTCATAGAGCGTAGATTATCTGCTTTGAGTTTGCGTAAGTTTTTTCTATAAATATGCAGTTCTTCTAATACATTCATTCCCATACTCTCCGTTGATAAATTAAAACATCTGTAATGATACCCTCAGCCTTTAACTTTTTAGCATCATCCCTTGCCATCTTCTCAGTCTTATAAAGATCTAAAGACTTCTCTCCTGCGACTGTATCGTAATATTCAAACACCCAAACTATCAATGGGCTGTTTATATTTAGAGCATCATGCATTTTTAATCTCCTTCAATTTATTAGAGCAAACACCATAGATTAAGAAGTCAGCTTCAGCCGGGGAAAGTTGGGGCATTGCTACCCCAATATCCTTGCGACCTTTCTGCCAATCATCAAGATCCTGTAAAGTTACAGGCAACTCAATAACTTTTGGAACATCATCTGATAAACAACATATAAATCTAGTCATGTGTGTGTACCCATCAGGTTCTATAACTAACCACATACCGTTCCACCGAACGCAGACGGCACCCTCTCAAAATAAATAAACTGCGTAGCTGGTTGTCTTTTTCAACTTCCCATTCTTACCTATATAAATTGGCAATGAAGTACCTCTTTCTATATTCATCTCTTTTTTATTTTTAGCTACGAGATATTCAACACCGTCTTCAGCCTTAAAGCCGCGTAGCTTTTTAACGTGTTGCCATACGATCATCTCGCCCTGTGCGTTTTTTCGTGAGGTTACATAATACATATTACTTTCCTCTGTGATTGTTTATCCATTCTTCAACGGTGTCACTAGACTTTGCGGCATCGTTCCAGAATTTATTTAAATCTTGCATAGACCATTCGCTTTGTTCTTTGTGCAAGCAATCAAGAATAAATGAACAGTAATCTTCATCGTTCATTGCAGACCTGACTAGTCTATGGGTGTTAATCATTTTTTCTTGACGCTGTTTCATTACATCTCCAAACAAAAAAGCGCCCCGAAGGACGCTATAGTTTTTAGTAGTAACCTTCACGAACTTTGTGAAGGATGTTAAAGATCTCAGACTCTGTGAAGTGCAGGTCTTTCAGCTTTTGAGCCAGCCCTGAATAATCAGGATTAGGCCGAATGTAAATATAAAGCTGAACAAGAGATTCAACATCAACATTATCAGGCCGCGATACGGAAGACATCAGAGTTCACCACACGGCGTACAACATCTTGCCGCTTAGAATTAACGGATGCGATATTGATTTCTGATTTCTTTGTGGCGGCTGGAGCATGAGTAGACCAGTCAGTAAGTGTATTATATACAGCCCACTGATTGTGTCCCATTCGGGCAGAGTAACCTTTCCAAGCATTAGATAGATAAGTTAGTGCGCTATTGAATCGCGGCAACTTATCAAACACTGCCGACCAAGATGCACCGCTCTCATTCACTGCGGCCCGTACAAGATCTAAACAGTTAGCGGCTTCAGCAAAAACGTACATAGCTTCTTTCTCTGTAACCTGTGTATTATACATAGTGCTCCACAAGTCTCGCTCTCTCTCAAACACTTCAAGACACTTGACTATAACACGAGAACCGTGGTCGATGTCAAGGTTCTTAGTATGTCGCGCCTTGAACATGGTCGCAGTACCACTAGTAAAAACCTGACCGTTCAAACAAGCCGCTTGCAAAGCACCAACAGAAAGAATAAACGGGAAGCTACTATCAAAGGACGTAGTGCCAAGTACCTCCAGAGTCGCTGTATCGCCGTCTGGGGTCGCATAGTTATGATTAGGTAGTGTATACCGCACGAAAGTTCTAGACCCGCTGTGGCTCGTGCTGATAGTCTCAGTAATGCCATCAGTATTTAAGTCGCTCCGCATAATAATTGCACGTTGCGCGTCAATCAGAGTCTTAGGCGCTACCGGCTTATACTTATGACCGTGAACACCAAGCTCTGCCATAGTATCTGTACGCACAACAGCAACCTTAGAAGAATGATGCCACTCACCGGCCTCATTAAAATACATAAGGGGTACACTTGCTACATCAAAACCAGCGTCACCATAACCTTTTTCATAAAGATCAGTAGGGCGAGTAGCAAAAATAGGCGTTACATTGTCCATGATTTTCTCCAAGTAGTTTAAGTTTTACCGCATCAAATAGTCATAATGAACTTTAGAAACCTCAAAGCCATCAGACCACTTTGGACTCTTAGTAGATAAATAATCACACCAAGTATCC